TACCCCACACATCATCCCATGTACCAGTGGTAGCACCCTTGCTGTAGTCTGTGACACGCTGTTCAAAGAAGTTGGTGTGTGATGTACCAAGCATGCCATCAACCCACGGCAGAGGATTCTTCTTGATCTTGTAGATGCCTTTCATCCCCATAGAGATTAGCCGTCTGTCTGCAATGTAGCGGATGTACTGTTTCACTTCTTCTTTGGTAAGCCTTTCGACATCAAGCATTCCAAAAGCAAGGTCAATGAAAGCATCTTCAATGCCAACCATTTCTTCAGCGATAGTTTTAATTTGCTCAGGCGTAGTTTCATCTTTGTGGTGTTTAACATATTCACGATATACCTTTATCATGCCTTCAGCATGTTGTGTTTCATCTACAATAGACCATGCAATGATCTGACCCAACCCCTTCAACTTACCATTCCTTGCAAAGTTTAGCAACATAACAAAGCTAGAGAACAGCTGCATGCCTTCACCGAATGCGCTGATGGTGGCAATCTTTGCAGCCATCGGTGCATCATCTAGCCTCTGCACATAGTCATGCTTCTCCACCATTTCCTTGTGCTGCAAGAACTCATTGTATGTAGACTCAGGCAAGCCAAGTGTTTCAATCAAGTGAGCGTATGCTGCCACATGCAAAGCTTCTCGTGAAGCAAACCCGCTAAGCATCATTCTCACTTCATGATTTTTAAACACAGGAATATAATGATTGTGATACCCACCGCCAATATCCAAATCACCCTGCACAAAGAAGCGTAATATCTTTGTCAGAAATTCTTGTTCATCATTCTTCATTTTTCTAAAATCTTTAACGTCTTCAGAAAGAGGAACTTCGGAATGTAGCCAATGAGACTGCTCATGTTGTAACCAAGCGTCATACGCCCACGGGTAGGTAAAAGGACGGAACGCTGTAGTTTCAGTATTCATTTTATAGCTGATCATTATATCATCCTTCGCAAGCCAAGCAGGTGTCACCATCTGCAATTTGTTTCAAATCAATCTCATCTTCAATACGCTGTCGTTTAATCTGTGAGCCAACCTTGTCAGCCTTCTTGACCTTCTCTGAGCGTAGATAGTATAAGCTCTTCAGTCCATTCTTCCAAGCCATAAAGTGGATGCTGTGCAAATACTTGATGCTCACAGTCGCTGGAAAGAAAAGATTCACACTCTGACCCTGATCAATGTACTTCTGGCGGTCAGCAGCATGCTCAATAATCCATCGCTGGTCAATCTCCATTGCTGTCTGGAACACTCCCTTGATGATGTCAGGGATGTCCAGATGCTGCACAGAGCCATCGTTGCCAATGATTGATGCCCATGTGTCATCGTCATTCATTCCAAGCGCCTCAAGCTCTTTAACAAGGAATCTATTCTTATGCACAAACGCACCACTTAGCGTATCCTGACGATAGACATTGGCACGATAGGGTTCAATGGAAGGACTAGTGTTGCCCATGATGAGGCTGCTGCTGGCGTTAGGTGCCACTGCCATGTGATGACTGAAGCGGCGTTGCTTTTCTTGGAACATTGAATCAGGGCATGGACCACGAAGCTTAACCAAAAACTCATCTGCTTTGAGACACTGGTTATGAATGTGCTTGAACATTTCAATGTTGATACTCTTTGCCAGCACACCATTAAAGGATATGCGTTTCTTTTGCAGATAGGCATGAAAGCCTAACGCGCCAACCCCGACACTACGCTCCATAGTGGCACTGACTTTAGCGCGTTCAATAGGGCTAGGAGCATTATCGATAAAGTACTGAAGTACATTGTCCAGCATTTCCATAACATCAACAATAAATTCTTCATTGTGTTTCCATTCATCGTAGTATTCAAGGTTCAGAGAAGACAAGCAGCATACCGCTGTGCGCTTCTCACTTGTTGGCAAGAAGATTTCAGTGCATAGATTGCTGCCATTGATGGTGAGTCCCTTGTCCTTGAGCCATTGTGGTACAGCAGCATTGGCTGTATCAATGAAGACAAGATAGGGTTCACCAGTTTGCATGCGAAGATCAAGTATCTTTTGCCACAGATACTTAGCCGACACCACTTCAACAACCTTATTGTTAGAAGGGTTAATCAACTCAAAGGCATCGTCAGCATCAGGGTCTTTCATGCATGTATCAATGATGGACATAAACTTGTCAGACAGATTGACACCATGATGCAGGTTTAATGTGCGTAGGTTCTGATCACCTGTTGGCTTACGCATCTCAAGGAAGGCAATGATGTCTGGATGGCTGATATTCAGGTATGCAGCATAGCTACCACGGCGTGTACTGCCCTGCTTGTAGGCCAGCGAACTAGCGTCATAGATTTTCAAGTGAGGCATGATGCCAGCAGACTTGTCATCGCTGTTGCGGATACCCATGTGGATACCAACACCACCACCTAACATCGATAGCCAGTTAGTTTCAGATAGATTATCAACAAGACCCTCTGCACTATCATCAATATAGTTAAGAAAACAACTGATAGGCAGACCACGCTTAGACCTACCGAAAGATAGGATAGGCGTAGAATAACTAAGCCAGTGCTTACTACTGTATTCATATAGCCGCTGAGCGTGTGCAGCATTGCTTGCAAACGATGACGATACAGCAGCAAAACGCTCCTGTGGGCTAGTCTCATCCTCGCGCATGTAGCTTTCCTTAAGCCGCTGAAGTCCAAGTTCATCAAATAAAGAGTCTCTAGAAATATCCAATACCACTGGGTATTTATTCATAATGCTGTCTGTATTCCTGTTTCGGTGGATAAAAAGGGGCCGAAGCCCCTGTTGTAAAGTGGTTGCGGGTGAAGGATTCGAACCTCCGTCCTTTAGGTTATGAGCCTAATAGTCTGACCACTGACGTAACCCGCGCTAATTAGAAACAGTAGTTATACCTTATTCATCAGCCAGACTTTCTTTATTTTCATCCTGTGTTGTTTCTACAACAGGAGGGGTTGCAATCTTCCCCTTCTCAATAGCGTTTTCTAAACAAGCAAGAAGGGCATACCTGATTAGGAAGTTTTTAGCTTCATCATCAAGATATATGCTGCAATCAGCAGACCCATCTTCGTTCTCTTTAATAGTCTCAACATTAATTTTCATTTCTTTTTCCTTTCAAGTTTCTCTTGAGCAGTTTTATCTTTATGACATGGCCTACACATCACCTGAAGTCCATCAATCTCACAGAACATCCTAGTGATGTACACATCCCAACTGACGAAGCCCTTCTTAGGGTCTACAACAGGATGGATGTGGTCTACCTGTACATCAGCAGCAATGAAGATGCCTTCACAGGTGACACACTTGTAGTGCATTGCAATCTTACCAGTTTTTGCATTAACCTTCTTACCGACAAAGGCTTCTTTCAAAGACTTGTACTTAGGAGGCCAGCGTCTGGACGCAGCACGAAGCGCCGAAGTGATGAAGCTTCGAAACCTCGCGTCAGTCCATTCGCCAGAGTTATGCATGCGGTACAGTGTCTGTTACAACATGTGACATGTCAACATTGTATGTCTCTGCCTGTAAGATGTCACGAACAATGCTACAGACTTCTGTAATGTCATAAGCAATGTAGTCTTGTTGACAGAACCCATCATCTTCATCGCCCATGTAACTAACGATAAAACCATTAGCTGCTAATCGAATAACGAGGCTATCCATCATAGTCCTTCAATGTCAACACGAGTGAAGACAACCTCTTGAGCATCAAACCTGTATAGCCCATAAGATACTTGATCTTTAATTTCTTCAATTAGATAATCCTCATTGCTGTAAGCAGCACCAAGATTATCTATATCTACATGAAACTCAACAGTGACAGTGGCTTTAGCCATTAGTTTTCTCCAAAGTTTTATCCAGATCAAATGCCAACAGGAACAACAAGCAGCACACAGCATGTGCTAAGTGACTCTTACCTGTCTCATCATCAAGCTTTTCACCAGCAGCATAGGCCGACATGTGACGGAACGCTGCATCAATGTAGCGCTGCCTTGCGTTAGGAACTTTCTTCCAGTTGTCAGGAGCATACTTCTTAGCACCAATGGTCAGCACCTTCACCACCTCATCAAGGGCTTTGAAAGGCACTAGTGTCCACTGAGGCTTGTCCTGATCAAACTTGACGCCGGTTTTAACGCCGTATGTCAAAGCATCAATCAGGTGGTCATTATTAACAATGTCTTTATCTAAGTTTGGTTTAACATACCATGCTGTCTTCATAGGTGTGTCTGGTACATTTGCTAAGAAGTCTTTAGCTACCCAATTACAATAACCATGACAGTTATAGCAAGGCTCTTGTTGTTTCTCTTGATTCGAATAGAAACAAGTGCTGCAATGTTCAATCAATGTACACCTCCAACTGTTTTGCTATTAACAGTAAGTGACAAACCTTCCTCTGTAGCTATCATGTTCTGAATATCAACATCATCAGCATCACCATATAGCTTAGTACATTCAGTCATGATCTTCTCTGTCAGGTCTACATCTTCCTCCATCATAGAGATGGTAGTAGCCACTAACATTGCCATGCTAATTAGGTCACGGGTATTTTCTTCAGTTATTGTTATAGGTCCAGCACCAGTAATGAATACTTCGAAGTTGCCGTCCCATTCATTGTCATCTGTAACGATAGGACGCAACACCAATGCTACATCGTTGGGTTTAAGTGGGTATTCGGTGGGGTCCATAAAGGTTCGTCCTTTGTTCTGCGTAAATAAAGTAATCGAGCATTCTCAATTACACGATCTTCATTGCCATCATATGCTTCTACACAACGACAGTACATGTCGTACTCATAGACACAACCATCAAGTATCTTGTTAGCCTTTACCGGACCAACACCTTTGATACCAATGATGTTATCTGCTGTATCCCCTGTCAATATCTGGCAGTATAGTTTGAATAAGCCCTCTGCTTCAGAGACATAGTAGCCTGTCTTCTTTACGAAGTTGTAGTGCCACCCCGCCACCTGATCAATGTCCTTATCCAACGACACCATGATGCCATCATCGCCGTACTCTGTACCAGCTATAGCCACATCATCGTCAGCTTCTTGTCCATCAGAAACAGTAGCGCCCCATTCCTCTATCATATGCTGGCGTAATGCTGGCAAATGTTCAGGCTTTGGGGCAACTCTGTTTCCTTTGTAGACAGCTGTTACAGCTATGTCCTTGCGGAAGTTTGTTTTCCCTGTAAGGAACAGCTTCCAACTATCTACAAAGCAATCAGGGTATGTGCTATCAACACCGCATACAAGAATGTCTGTTAGATAACTATCAAGCCTACGCCTAGCAGTTATTTCATTTTCATTCTGGCATGCGAATGCTATACGATAGGCAACAATGTCAGCTAAGAATCTATGAGTGCTGTAATGCGCGTCATAGAAAAGTATCCTCCTTCTGAGTACCATTCTCAGTATGAGCTTGCAAATAATTAATTGCTGCCATTAATACATCCTTGTTATCTTGGAAATGACCAAGACCTCTGTTACAGTTTGTGCAAAGAAAATCTCTAAGCTTTCCTGTTAAGTGGTCATGGTCTAAGTGAGTAAATCCACCTGACATTGGTAAATCAATTTTGCAAATAGCACACCTACATTGCTGAGACAAAAGTTTATTTTGATATGTTTCCAAATCAATACCGTATACATGTCGTATTCGGCTATCTCTTTTCTTTTTAGTGTAGTCAGGATTGTCTTTGTTATTGTTATGCCAATCCCTTATCTTTTGATTAGCACACTCTTTACAATAAAAGCATAAACCATTTCCTTTGACATTCTTTTTATCACGATGAAATTCAGAAAACGGTTTTAAAGACTGACAAAGACTGCATGATTTGTGTGTTTTAGATACAATCTGAGGATTATTGAATTGATTATTTGACAAGAAATGTTCCTTTACTATAGACTTTCATAGTAAGTTATACCGTAAAAGAACACCCTTGTCAATGGTCAAACATCAATCAGTGCAGTTGTCATACCAGTGCAGGTTATAGCACATCGTCATCATCAAGGCTCCCACCAGCACTGGCGTATTCAACCAGATCGGTAATGACCAGCTTCACCAGTGAAGGACTAACGCCTTTCTTGTTCTTGTACACCCACTCATAAGGCTTGACCACAGCCTTAGCCTTGCTGCCATTGCCAATGAGTTCATTAATCTCAGCACCCTCTGTATCAAATGCCTTCATTGGTGTATTACTTTTGCAAGTAATGTAATTGCCCATGCCTTCTTTGCTGAGCGTAGAGATACCCAAGTCTTCCAATGCTTTGGCAGCAGCATCACTCAGGTTGCACAGGTTCAACTGAAACTTACCACTCATATCATTGACCTTAGTCAACTGCGCCCACATAATGTCACACTTAAACTTAACAAGATTGTCCATATATTTCCTTAGTTAAAACAGTGACGCTAACGGGGCCACCCTTACCGCTTCCTTTACTAAAGAAGAAAACCTATTACACAACAATCTTAATGGGTGTCTCGCCAATTCATACCTATCTTACCTTCAGCATTGACGGGACAACGAAAGCCTAAAGCTTCACCTGCTTTAGCTGCTGCTTGCTCTATCAGTCTAGCCGCTTCCTCTGATTGATCTTCTCTAACTTCCCATTGTGTTTCATCATGCACAAACGCTAACAGTTTAGCATCGATTTCATTTGCTTGCAACAGCTTTGTTGATTCTACTAGCCATTGTTTTGCTATGATGGCACCCGCACTTTGCAACAAAGTATTCAACGCAGCATGCTCTGACCTAACCCACACACGCCTACCATCCAGTGCAGGAAGATGCCCCTTAGACATCATCCTAGATATTTTGCTCTTCAAGGTGGCTAGGCCGGGAGTGTTGTCAATAAAACTATTAATAAGTTTCCTGCCCTTGCTGCTGTTACCACCAACAATTGCACCTGCCTTGGTAGCACCTGCCCCATACAGCACCCCGTATGTCAGAGTCTTGGTAACATTCCTAGCCTTCTTATGCTCAGGATTGTTGTCATCCTTCACTGTACCCCTCGCCACTAAGCCGAAGCTCTGTGCATTAAACCAGTGGATATCACCTTTAAGCAACTCATCCATCCACTCCTGATCATTTAAGTAATGACCTAAGCAGCGAAGCTCAATACCAGACAGGTCAACCCCAACCTGCTTATATCCTTTAGGCACTGTCCATACTTCACGGCACTCTGCTCCGTAGGGATTTCCCACTGCTGGTATCTGTGCCATGTTAGGGCTGCTGTGTGTAGCTCTACCTGTCACTGCCCCATTGGTGGTAACTCTACCATGCACCCTGCCATCATCACCTACAAGCTCTAACCAACTACCAACTTGGGCTGCTCTCTTTTGTATCATCAAATACTCAGCCACCAACTTAGCTTCGGGTAGGTCAATCTTTTCTAACACTGTCTCATCAACAATTACAGAACCTTTCTCTGTATGCTTTGTGAACTTGATACCAAGACCCATCAAGCGCTCAGCTATTTGTTGACGGCTCCCCGGATTAAACACAGTTATCTTATCCTTCAAGACTTTGCCTGTCTTCTCTGAGATACGCTGTTCTACAATGGGCAGGAAAGTTTGCTGCATGGTTGCCTCAATATCCATCATGCGTCCACTTAGTTGAGCATGAAGAGTCATAGCTTTAGACATATCAAGCATAAACCCATTGTCTTCCATCGCACGACAGATCAATGCCACCTCATGTTCAAGCTGTATACTCTGTAGAGAAAACCCCTCCCTCTCCATTACTTTTGTTAAATGGCTGTGCAGTTTCTCTAGTAAGAGAACATCTTGCTCACAATAGGTAGCCATCTCTTGAGTGTAGCCACCATCAAAGTCAGTGAAGCCTATCTTGTGACTACCCAAGCGATACCCCCATGCCTCAAGGCTATGTGGCGTGGGTGCTTTACCCCCATCAGGCACAATCATTTCAATGTCAGGTTTATAAAGCCTAGACATTACCAATGTATCCACCATCATGTTGGCGGGAATGCCAACACCCCACACCTTCTTAAGCACTGGAGCATCAAAGCCAATTAAGTTATGTGCGACAACTAAGCTGTTGTCTAAATAACTTTGTAGATTCTCAGGTGTTCTCCAGTGAATCGTTTCTTGTCCCTTCCTCGTTACACATAACCAAATAGTGTCGTGTTTTAGATTTGTCTCTATGTCTAGGTAGACTGTCATTTGGTTTTCTTTGCTAGTTTTTCTAAATAAGAACGCAGTAATACAGTACTTACTTTCTGTATAGCATAGGCTTGAAACTCAATGCTTGGGGAGTCTTCACCAATATATCTGAAGTATTCCTGTACAACATGTACAGCCTCATGCACCAACAAACCTGCTATTGCTATGCCGTCCAGTTTCTTATTACCAAGGCATACGAAGCTAGCCCTGTTGCCTTTGGCTGTGACAATAAAGTGTGTCATAGCCAGAGCATCATCATCAATCCATTTAGGCCACGGGGTAGGCACCTTTGTTCGCTTAAGTTCTTTTACAAACTCAGCCTCATTTGTACACAGACAGAGGTAGTCACCCCTTATTAGGGTTGGGTCAAGCCATGTCATTAGATGCACCATTGATGACCGCCAGCAACAGGTTGACACTTTGAATAATCATATGCTGGTGACTAATGTGCAGGTTCTTAAACTCTGGTAAAGGTCTAGGACTTTTCTTTCTTATTGCTTGCCAGTAAACTTCTATCTCGCTCATGTTCACTCCTTAATGTTGCATTTGGTAGGTACTTGTCAACATATGCCGACAGTTTGTAATCTTCAATACTATCCTTGCCAAAGATAGAGTTCCATCTACTAGCCCATTCCTCATCAGCCACTGAGCGTGGACGCTGTGCGCTACCCTTGCTCATCTGCAATACCAATAATAAAACTTACTTTAAATCCAGCTAACATATCAATCGTCTTGTCATCAAGAAGATTAAACATCTTGTCAGCTTCTTCTTTTTGCAGACCATACTCAAGTAGATATTCCCACATCCAATTCTCTGACTTGCCATTCTCAAAGTAATCAATAGCTTCCTCAAGATTTTCAAATTGATTTGCTCTAGTCAGATAATAGTTAACAATCTTCTCAACATTTTTCATCATAACAATTCTCCATCAGGTTCAGGTTCAACTTCCAACATCCTACCAGTGTGCTTATTGTAATGCAAGTGACAGGCTGGTCCTGTCTGTCCGCTGTATCTATTCTTCAACACCCTCACCTTAGTGGTGTTACGAATTACAGGGTCTTCCGATTGTCCATTGCGTTCAAGACCAATCACCATGTCTGACAACTGTGCAATGGCGGCACTGCCACGAAGTTGTGACAGTGATGTAAGCGCACCTTCCTCATGGCCTTCATTGGCTGGTCGTTTCAAATGGCTGACAATGATGAGGGCAATGTTAGTTTCTTGCACCAGCATACGCAGCTTAGTCATGATTTCATCTATGGCTTTACGCTCATCACCATTGTCTTGACTAGAGACTATGATACTTAAGTGATCAAGGAATACATACTTGCATCCCATACCCTTTGCCATGTAGCGTACACGATTGACAATGTTCTCCACTGATGTGCTGCCGAAGTGATCGAACAAGAACAGTCTGTCTGTACCAAGTGTCTCAGCAAAGGCGCGTTCACGCTCTTCATTGGACACAACAGAGTCGGGCAGATGCAATGGTGCATTAGCAGCCAAGCTCATCATTGACAGCGCTGTCTTGCGTACACTCTCTTCAAGGAACATCAGACCGATGTTGTCCTTTGTCTTCTGCAACAGGTGCCACACCACCTCTCGCAGCACTTGGCTCTTGCCTAAGCCACTACCAGCAGTGACAGTGACAAGCTCACCAAAGCGAAGGCCATAGGTAAGTTCATTCAACCCTGCCCACGGGTAGTCGCAGTCGGCTGGTGCCATAGGTGTACACACCACCTCCCATAGGCTGCTGCCAGCAACAATGCCATCAGGCACAAATGATTCAGCCTTCCACCAGCGGTCAACGAATGCTGCTTCCTTGCTTCCAGCAAGCCAATCACATGCGTCCTTGTAGTCAGCAACAGGCTTGAACACCTTGCACTTGCTACCGAAAAGCTCAGCCACTTCCTTGCTGGCCTTGATACCAGCAGCATCACCATCAAAGCAAACGACAATGGCTTCAAAGCTGTTCAAGTATTCGTAGTTGGCACGACAATCTTTGACAGCACTACCTGCACCATTGCGGATGCTAACGACAGGCCATTTGCTGCCCGTCATTTGGTATGCAGCCAGTGCATCAAACTCACCCTCAACAATGGTGATGTACTTGCCATTACAGGGGAAAAGATTCTGTCCAAACAGCGTACCCTTAGACCATGCACCACTGGCAACGAAGGTCTTGTCTTTAACACCCCTCACCTTAGCAGCTACAAGCTGTAGGTCTTTGTCGTAATATGGGAAATAGTATTTGTCCTCATCCCGAACAACACCATATCTTTCCATTGTCGTTTTAGTAAGTCGCCTATCAATTACAGAAACAGAAGATCCTTTATTGTATTGTTTAAGGAAACCCATGTCAGGAACTTTTATATTATCTACATCAATCACATTAACTTCCTTATCTAAATCTGGAGGGGTGTATGCTGAACAAACAAAGCAGTAGCTAGACATGTCAGCATTGATACCAACACCATCACTACTGCCACACTTGTCACATCGGGTGTGTGTCTTTATAAAAGCCATGCTATTTATTAATCAATGCTACGCTTCTTCAGTGTAAGTGTCTGCTGTGGTACAGCTTCTTCCTCAATAATGATGACAACACCCACTGGCGCGGCATCGAAGTATTTACCAGACTCATGCAAAGCTTCACGCCTTGTGTTGAAGATGAAAGGTATGTCACCATTAGCTGGTATTACATATGCACCAGAACTATATTTAATTATCCACTTATTCAATGTCATTTTGTTTCTTTCGTTTAGGTAGGGGTGCCCAATGAGTCCAGAAGGTGTCGCCACTGTAGTTGCCATAGGTGGCAACACCACTGATGCTCAACAGTTGAAGCTTAACACCACGGGGTGTCATGCTGTCAATCTCAATCCAATAATACTCAGGGTCAATAGCGGCTGACCCATCACTACTGATTTTAAAACTCATCGAAGTAGCTCTTGATCTGATTAGGTGTCATGCAATAGCGAAGCAATACTTCGGCTGCTGCCGCGACAGTCTTCATGTACGCTATGTCATCAAAATGTTCTGATGTGCATGCTGTTTCATGAATGAGTTGAAGTTCTTGAATCAATATGGTGTCGGTGTTCATGTCGCTCCCTTTGCTGCAATATATAAACCAACATTACCTAAGCTGTAGCCAATGAATGCTACGCCCAATCCCATGTTGCCTCTGATAATTAAATCAACAGCAACCACTAAATATACTACGCCGATAACGGCGATAAGCCATGTACTCATTGTCATTTCTCCAGTTGATTTAGTTCAAGCGACATAGCTTCAACAGTGCGATAGGCTCTGATTGATTGATACGAATCATCCCATCCAAACTTAGCACACATGTCACGCAGTTGTTGGTCGGTGAGTAGTTTTGCTTTTGATGGCTGTGGTCTGGTGTAGCAAGGTGTACAAACAGAGCCAACAAACTGACCCTCATCCATACAGTTCGGGCAGTCTTTAATAGCACATTTAATTATAGTCATATCAGTCCCATAAGTTTTCATAATATTTACCGAACAATTTATATCCATTGGATATCCGCTTCTGATAGGCAGTAGCGCCCTTCAGGTCATACTTGTGTGTGTCCTTGTCACCTGTAATCATTTGATGATTTCCATTCTCAAGGCACAGCCATTGTATGTCATGAGTGCCAGTGTGGAACTGTTCTTCCCAATCATTAAGCTTGCTTTCAAAAGCAAAGATCATCTCCCCCATCACCCAATCCCATCGTTTGAAATGGTTGTCATCAGTGTGCCATTCACTTTCTTTAGGTGGTGCTGCTGTTGATCTCAACTCAGCTGGCACATCCCTATCACTAACATTAGGCGCACCATGTTTACTTGCCCGTAGTTGCTTGAGCATTGGCAATATGATGTGGGCAAGTGTATGATCCATGCTCCATGTATCCCACGGGTCTATCCTGACTTTAATCTTTTGATTGCGGAAGGTGTGTATCCAGACCAAGAACTTATGCAGCATTGTGATGGGTTGATCCTCGCTCCACTTCTCAATGTCACCCTGCTTAGGCGGTGGAGATACGCTGCCCTGATCAAGCCACTCACCAAACTTGTGTACCCAATCAGGTTTGTGGTAGATGCCATAGGTATCAGGCACTTCCTTCACCCAAAAGCAAAGAGCATTGGCTAGCTGATAAGGGCCAACCCAGTTTTTATATTTACCAATTGTTACTTTCATGTGTTCTCCTGTGGCGGTGTGCATGTGTGAATCGTGGTCAGGTCAGCAGTGCGCTTGCCGCAGCGTTGGCACAAGTTGCGCTCCTCTGGCTCTCTGTACATTAGTGGTATTTCGTTTTCATCAAAATACACATAACGCAAACTCCATCCGCTAGTTGCCTGCTCTGGCTGTGCCAAGGCTTCTTTTATGGCGGTGATGGCTTCTTTAGATTTCACGATGTACGGCTTGTCATCGCTTAATGCACACTCCAGCGCCTCCAGCGCCAGCTTCAGTGCTTCGTCTTTGGTCATGCTTGTCCCCTTCCTCTGAAGGCGGTGGCAACGCCGTGTTTGTCATAGCCGTGCAAAGCCTCCCAATCATTCGCACACGCCTCACGCTCATCAGCACGAACAAGATCAGCAAACTCTTGCAAGGTATCAGGATAAATACCACGCATTTCATTTGTAATTAAGCGGCTCTGCAATGCAAGTGCTTTGTCTATTTTGTTCATACTAGTTTTCCCCATAAAAACAAACAAGAAAATACAAGCAGTGTAATGATGACTAACGCCACTGCCCACACACCAACAGCTAGTGTTTCATTAATACTTTGCCACTGTCTATTGTCATCAACTTCATCAAGCACCACTGCTGGATAAGGTTTTATTTTATTCCTCATGATGTTCTTCCATTAAATATTCTGGATAGTTTCGCATTGCCTGTGCATTCATAGCACCACGCAATGTGTGCCTTACATAAGGAGTAAGACTAGTTAAGCTGGCATGCCCTGTCATGGCACTGATAGATGGTAGTGGTACACCCTCTTCAATCATTTCAGTGACGGCAGTGCGGCGTAAGTCACGCACAGTGAGATGCTCTGGCAAATCAGACTGCTCCATCAATGCTGTTGCTGCTTTGTTGAAGCTGTGAAGATTGTATGGCAGCAGCCCCTGCTTACCATCACGCTTGAGTGAAGGTGCAATGTACGCCTGCCAATCAAAATCTTTAGCTTGCTGTTCAAGCATTTGTTGCAAGCCCTTGCTGACAGGCAACTCAACCCTGCTGCCACGCTTGCTCTGCACCACCACCAATACCTTCTTGACGGCATCATAGTCTGACCACTTGATCAAGCGCATGTCAGTGGAACGCTGCGCTAGTTCATAGGCCATGTGAATGATAAGCCCTATGCTACGGGTCTTCCAATTGCTGTATGCCACATTCAAAAATGCCCTGACATGTTCACGCTCCCATGTGACACGCCTTGGCTTTGTTGTTTGTTTCTTTACAGCCTTGAATGGATTGTATTGACAGTAGCCATTGCGTATGGCATAGCTAAACAACAAACGCCATACAGCAAGGCAACCATTGGCATTGCTGATGCTGGCCTTTGCCATAATGTCATAAATCTTTTGGCAAGTAATGACATCAATGCCTGTCACCTTAATCTTACCAAGCCTTCTACCACCAACAGTGCCATTGTCCTGCCAGTGGGCAAGGGCAAGAGCATACCCCTGCCTTGTCAATGGTGCTAGTGCCTTGAACACATCACTTGCTAAATAGTTTTCAACAAGTAATCCAATGTTGCTGTCAGCGCCCATGCTCTTGACATGCTTGCGGTGCTGCCGCCATGCTTCAAGCTTAAGGTTGCTGGCAGCAGCATAGGCAAAGGCAGCAGCGTCATCAGTACCTAGCATACAGCTAGCGACAACACCATCTTTTACAGCGGCAGACGGCGGCAAGTAGCGCCATTGACCCCTGTGTGTCACAAGGTATGGCGGTTTCATTAGGCCAGCGCCAGTTCTTCGGCTATGTTCCACAACTCGCCATTGATGCGAATGTTTTCCTTCACGCTGTTGACAGGTCGTGCCTTACGGATAGAGCCATGTGGGGTTGCTTCGGTAATGCTCTTGACGAATGCCTTGCCACGAATGACGCTCTCTTGAATGCGGTTGAACACAGTGAAGGCATCAGTGTAGTTGTCTTCATTACGATTGACAGCCAGCACATCGGTGATGGTTTTCTCAATGGCATAGACACCCTTTTGTTGTGCATCAAACATGTCCCAACGGGTATTGACACTACGCTTAGCCATCTCATACGCTGCTGCATTGGACAGCTGCACACTACGCAAAGCATTGATGCGCTCCATCATAGCTGGCAGGTTGGCAACAGTGTTACGCAGCATGTCTTCAAAGCCAAGCATTGCCGACTTGTTATGGTAGAGACGGCTTTGGAAACCATCACCAGCAACGATGCCATTGGAGCAGATGAATCGGAATGCACCAGCAAAAAGCTTGACGCTGCTGCTGCCATCATGGCTGTTGTACAAAATGATTTCAGGACGGATGTCATCAGCATTCAAGCTGGCAAGATCGGTCTTAGCAAAGGCCAGCATGTGAGCGCTATGCTCAACATCTAGCTTGCGGCTTTTCTTTTGTGCTGCTTGCACTGGTGAGTAACCATAGTCCTGCATCACAGGGATGAGGTCGCTAGTGTGCAGGGGCATGTAGCGGCTGGTCAATCGGTCATGTTTAGTGGTGGCAAACACAGCAGGGGATAGCTGCTGGATGCGCTCTGTTGACAGGGCAGTGTTGTTGACATTGCGAGAGAAGATGACATGTTTCATTTTTAAGTTTCCTTTAAAGACACAGCAAAATTGCTGTTGATGGGTTGAAGTGTAAAGACAATTTAATAACTTGTCAAGTTGTAGTGTTGTTTTATGGCATATCAGGCCAGTGCCTGTTGCCCTTGCTGATGTTGTCGCTAGCTGGCATTAGTTGTAGGTTGGCTTCACAATGTAAGCCACACACTATGTCACTGATCAATGGTACTATGTGATCGACATGTAGATCGTAGCCTCCTTCTCTATTAATTGCTGCTATTAGATACATACCTTTGATTGCTTCTAGGTTAGCCCATGCTGGTATGGCTTGTAGTTTTGCTGCTTTTCGTTTTGCATTGTTGGAATTCTTAATGTGTGGGTTGGCTTTAACATATGCTAGTATTTTTTTACCCCCCTCTTTTTTATTGGCTTGATAATGTTGAAGCTTATACTGTTTGCGACAAGACTTACATTGAGACCCAATACCATACTTGCCTAACTTAAACCTATGATATTCATTGGCACCTTTCTCAACACCACAAGTGGTACATATCTTAGTTAGCATCTCTGTCCCTTTCAGAAAACAAAAAAGCCTTAGATAAGACTACCCAAGTAAGCTCGACCTTTACTTGTTGCATTGCTGCGTGGTAGCCCTAACTAAGGCTCACTGTTGATGCCTACAGGGTCGAGCTGTAGCATCTAAGCCTATGTTATACAACAGATAAAGCTAGCCGTCAACTTCTTTTTTTACTAATGGACAGACAGATTCCCATGCTGCCAAATGTATGACATCGCCTAACATCGATAAACAATATGAGTATGCTCCATCTATGTGATCAAAATAAAATACCGACTTACATCGAGGTAGTTGCACATAAGAACGAGGTTTGCACTTATATAATTCTCTTACAGGGAATATCTCGAAATCGTTGATATCAATATCGGTAATCATATAAGCGCCTTTCATTGGTTGTACCTACTAACTATTTGTTTGTGCAGCAGCACATCACCAGCATACATTGCACACCCCTTCATGTATCCGTCAAGATAGTCTTCATTGTCGTTTTGCCGACAACGAAATTGTCCCCTGCGTCCTTGCATATATCCAAGCATATATTCTAGTGACATAATTAGTTTCCTTCCAATACAATTGATGATCTGCTAATCTTTTTTGTCTCAATGTTTTGTTTGAAACAAGCATAGTCTACGCCGTCCTTAGCAACGAATGCTTCGAACTTATCTTTAGCATAGCATCTGCTTTGCACATGTGCCTCGACTAGTTCCTGCTTCATGCGCTCATATTCACCACCTGCCCAAAAGTTTGCTACATTAGATGCTAATACTAACGCACAGAAAATTGTAACCTTTATTAGATTAGACATCTGCAATATCCTCAAGAGTTCTTTTCGCCATCTCAAGTGTGGCAATAGCTTCTTCATATTCTCTATCTTTAAACTCATATATTGCAGTGTTCACTAGTTTATATACCAGTGTAATTGATGGCACTTTAGTATCAATCATGTTGCGCTTTCTGTGGAGTAGATTGTCAGGTTTGACAGACTGGTTTTTAAATCTGGAAACATATGATCCAGAGCGTTTGGTTTAACAGAGTAGTGTTCATAGGAACGGATGCGAGACATATTATTTGTATGCTTTTCAACAAACTTAATATTGGTATCGCTCTTAAGCAATGCGTCATGTAATAGGGACAAATCACAATCTTCTTCAAGATATACATTGTCTTTATACTGGTAGCTGTAGCTGCTGATCTTATGAGCAATGCCTAGATTGACCAGCACTTGACGCTTTACTTTACCCCATGCATGAGCAGGGTCGCTGTATACAATAACTGTGAATGTTTTCATTTTGAATCCTCAATAAATTGATTGATAACAAAGTCTATACTGTCCCATGTGATGCCATAATTAGCATCGAAATTCTCTGCTACTCTTTGAAGCACACGGACACAATCTTCATCAGTGAAAGACTCAGCCTCTTCAATGTTGTTACATTCTATAATGTTGCGAACATCTTCAATACCCCAATCATCACGCAAAATATATTGATTGTTTTCAAATACTACTTTAGCCATGTTAGTTACTCCTAATATTAATTTTCGTTTAACCAAATAGCCTGTGCTTCTGCAACAAGCCCTAAACATTCTTCATGCTCTACAGTATTGCCCTCAAGCAATAGTTTGTACAGAGCAATGAAGGCTTCACTGATTTGTTTGTCGGTCATGTTACTCGCTCCTAATCCGTGTTCTAACATGTGGGCTACCATCTAACATCTCACATGTTAGATTAATAGCAGCAAGTATGTCATCCATAATGTATTTACCAGCACCATGATGGGGTTCGTCAACGGAATATACAGCAACTGTATATACAGCACCCTGTAGCTCTGCCATTTCCCATGTGTAGTAATTGTCTACATTAAACATGTCTATGTATGTTGTCATGCTTTCACCTCTTCAATATTAATTAGTTCAACAAACTGTCCTATCACACCATTCCAAAAGTATAGGCATGGTGTTAGTTTAAAACTCTCAGCACAGCTTCAGGGAATGTACGCTTGCTGCATATTGGTATCCCATCTACAATGACGCTCCAATTATTAATATCGTCATCATTATATTGGGTGAAGCTATAATAACATTTAGGTGTTTCCATTTTGAAATCCTTGAAGAAAATAAAGAACATCTACCATATCCTCAGCAGATACTTGCCATGCTGGCACTCTGCCGTCTAAGCATAAGCCATTGGGATATTGATAATATCCATATTTGTCTTGACTTAGTATAGTGGAGATATAATAGCGTGAGACAAACTGCCCATACTCAGTATGCGGATATCTATTATCGTAGAACTCCACCATTGGGGCTTTGTCATTAGTAAGGCACATATTCAAGCCATAATTGTCGCCTGTTTTAACAATGCGAACATTCCATTTACCTAATTCGAGTAACATAATTGTTTCCTTTAAGAATGTTTATAAACTGCGACCACTGAAGAGTTACTACGATTCAAACCCTTATCAAT